AAGACATTGTAGATTTGATTGCGACAGATTCCTCTGCTGCTGATATTACTGATAAAATTAAAGATGTTTTATACAGTAAAGCATCTCAAAGAGTAGAAGGAATTCGTCCACAAGTTTCATTATCAATGTTTGATTTTGAAGCAGAATCTGGAACGGAGGAGTGATGTCTAGAACTTTACTTTTAGCAGATGAAATAAATCTGCCGATAACATCAGGAGCTGCAACTAGTTTTTCTAGTGCAACTGTTGTTCGTCTTGTTAACGATTCTGCAAATGCTGCTTTAGTGACTGTTGTAGAAACTCAAGGTGGAACTGGAATCGGATCATTTACGATGCCAGCAAACACTGTTGAGTATTTGGAAAAACAAGCATCATATTGTGTCTTTGCGAGTGCAGTAACTGTTAAAGGTGCAAAAGTAGGATTTACCGGATAAAAAAATGAAATTAATCACAGAAGAAGTAACAAGCGTAAAATTTATTACCGAAGGCAAAGGTAATTGCAAGAAGTGCTTCATTGAGGGAGTTTTCCTTCAAGGTGGGATTAAAAACCGTAACGGTAGAATGTATCCAACCGAAACACTTGCTCGTGAAGTAGGTCGTTACAATGAGAATTTCGTTCAAAAAGGGCGTGCTCTTGGTGAACTCGGTCATCCTGATGGTCCTACCGTTAACCTTGATCGTGTTTCTCATAAAATTGTTTCACTCACTCAAGAGGGAAATAATTTTAGAGGTAAGGCACAACTCCTCGAAACACCTATGGGTAAGATTGCAAGATCTCTCATTGATGAAGGAGTTATGCTTGGTGTTTCTTCCCGTGGTGTTGGATCTTTGAGAGAAGATCGCAATGGTTATAAAGTTGTCGGTGAAGATTTCATGCTAGCAACTGCTGCTGATATCGTTGCTGATCCTTCTGCTCCCGATGCTTTTGTTTCGGGAATTATGGAAGGAAAAGAGTGGGTTTGGGAAGGAGGAATTCTTCGTGAAAAACTCGCTGAACAAACAAAAAGAAGAATCAACACTCTAGTTGATCAAAGAAGACTTGAAGAGCATAAGTTGAATTTATTCAACGAATTCCTTTCAAATCTTTAATTTATAAATAAATATAGATTAATACAAAAATATCTAATCAAAAATGTCCGTTGGTAGCAATTTACAAGAAATGGAAAACGTAGTAACCAAAGGGGCTAAGCCTGCAGAACCAATGCCTAAGTTGGATCTGGACACTCCAGGTCAAACAGGCAATTGGGAAGATCTGGGCGGACCAACCCCCGAAAACTATAAGTCCGATGATGATTCGGCAAAACTAAGAGAACCTTCCTCAACTCTTGCTTCAGTCAAGAACGTGGTCAATAAAGGTGCTAAACCTGCAGAGCCCATGAAGAAAATGACTGGCGAAGAAGTTGAAGTTGAAGAGGATCAAGAGGTAGTTGCTGAAGAAGAAACCACCGAAGAGGAAGTAGTTTCCGAAGAAGAAACTACCGAAGAGGAAGTGGTTGCTGAAGCTACCGACGAAGAGGAAGAAATCGAAGCAGAGTACAGCATCGAAGAAGATGTTAACGCACTTCTTTCTGGTGAAGAACTCTCAGAAGAATTCCAAGAAAAGGCACGCACCATTTTTGAGACTGCAATCAAGTCTAAAGTTGCAGAAATCAAAGAGCAAGTTCAAGCACAATACGAAGAGCAACTCATTGAAGAAGTTGCTGCTATTAAGTCTGAACTTGTAGAGCGTGTTGACGCTTACCTTGAGTATGTCGCTGATGAGTGGATTTCTGAAAATGAAATCGCAGTTGAGAACGGTCTTAAGACCGAAATGACCGAATCATTCCTCCAAGGAATGAAGAGTCTTTTTGAAGATCATTATGTTTCAATCCCTGAAGATAGATATGATGTAATCGAGAGTATGGTAGATAAACTTGATGAGATGGAAAATAAACTCAACGAGCAAATCGAAAGAAATGTTGCTCTTAATCGTAGATTAGCAGAGTCAGTTGCTGATGTAATTTTTGCAGAAATTTCTGAGGGACTTGCAGTTTCACAGAAAGAAAAACTCGCTTCTCTTGCAGAAAATGTTGAGTTTGATAGTGAAGAGACCTATCGTGAGAAACTAGTTACTTTGAGAAATTCTTATTTCTCAAATACAGCATCTAGTGCTCAAAGAGAAGTTGCTGAGACTGTATCAGAAGAAGCAACATCTGGCGGTCAAACGATCCAAGAATCGTATTCCCCAAGGATGTCCGCATATCTTGAGACTCTCTCAAGAGCTTCCAAAAAGTGATTTTTAGATTATAGTTCAAACCAAATTTTTTCATAAGAGGTAAAACCAAATGCAAATGTTCAATACCGAACAGTTGCAGGAGAAGTGGGCACCTGTTCTAGATTATGATGGTATGGATCCTATCAGGGATTCCCATCGTAGAGCAGTTACTGCAATCCTGCTAGAAAACCAAGAAAGAGAAATGCATGAAGAGCGTGCATTCCTCAACGAAACCCCAACTAACTTCACCACTTCAAGCGGCGCTACCGCTGGTATGAGTGCTGGTGCAAGTGGTGCTCTCCAAGGTTTCGATCCCGTTCTGATCTCATTGATCAGACGTTCAATGCCTAACCTGGTCGCATATGACCTCGCAGGCGTTCAGCCAATGAACGGTCCTACTGGACTGATCTTTGCAATGCGTTCCCGCTACACCAATCAGAGCGGAACCGAAGCACTCTTCAACGAGCCAGATTCTGCATTCTCCGGAATCGGAACTGATCAATCAAGTGGTGATCCATATGTATCTGGTTCTGACGGTACATCCGTTGGTTTCGGAACCACTTCACAGTCAGGTTCAAACCCAGGTCTCCTAAGCCCATCTAGCGATGCTGTTCAGGCAGCATACAATGTTGGTCGCGGTATGAATACCGAGACTGCTGAAGCACTTGGCGAAACTGGTAATGACTTCAACGAGATGGCTTTCTCGATCGAGAAGGTCACCGTTACCGCTAAGTCAAGAGCTCTGAAAGCAGAATACAGTCTTGAGCTTGCTCAGGATCTTCGCGCCATCCATGGTCTGAATGCTGAAGCGGAACTCGCAAACATTCTCTCAACTGAGATTCTTGCTGAGATCAACCGCGAAGTCATCAGAACCATCTATAAGGCTGCTAAGACTGGTGCTCAGGCAAACGTTGCTACTGCTGGTAAGTTTGACCTCGACGTTGACTCCAACGGTCGTTGGTCGGTTGAGAAGTTCAAGGGTCTAATCTTCCAGATTGAGCGTGA